CGTGACGGCGATCATGCAAACGCCGGTCTACAAACTGATCTTCCCCGATATCCACTTGGAATCGACATCCGCGACCAGCCTCATCGTCAAGCGTCCCAAGGCCAGCAGGGACGCGACGCTACGGGCATCCGGCGTATTCGGTCGGGCCGGCGGGCGTGCTGATCTGCTAGTGGCAGACGATGTTTGCGACCTGCGTAACTCCATCCTGGTTCCCGCCGAGCGGCAGAAGGTGAAGGAGGCCTGGTACAACAACTGGCTGCCCATGCGGGCCTTCGCGGACGGCACCCCGCGTACATGGCGGTTCTTCACCCCGTACCACACGGATGACCTGACGGCGGACTGGAAGCGTTCGGCCCTAGAGGCGGATCGCCTGTTCTGGAAGCCGTGCGTGGGCAATATCAGCCCGTGGCCGGAGGTGTGGACCCCGGATCGGCTGGACGAGCAGCGCCGGGAAATGGGGCCGCTGGCCTACGCCCGAGCGTATGAACTCGTGCCCATCTCCAGCGAGAGCCTGATCTTCCGGCCCGAGTGGCTAGAGGCCGGCTACTACACCGGGGACATCCCACCGGAGGCCCGGAACAATGGGCAGATGGTTGCGGCGATTGACTGGGCATTCACCGCAAAGGCAGGCCCGAAGGGCGACTACAGCGTTTGCCTGATCGGGTGCTTGGACTCGCAGGGCCGGGTATGGGTCGAGGACTGCATCCGCATGCAGGCGACCTTCCCCGACTTCCTGCGGCGTGCGGTGGAGACATGCGAGCGGCTAGGTGTGGCCTTGATCCTGGCCGAGGGCAACGGCCCGCAGGCGGGACTCTGCCAGCAGTTGGCCGCTAGCACACGCATCCCCGTCAATCGCCTGTCCCGCACGAAAGACAAGATTACCCGTGCGAGCGAGGCGCAGCCCGCGGTGGAACAGGCGAAACTCCGTCTGCGGTGCAGACCGGAGGGCGGGCTGGAAGCGGTCATGCAGCCAATCCGTGATGAGATGATCGCATTCCCTGCCGCCGAGCATGATGACTCCGTGGATGCGGTGGTCGATCTTCTAGAGCATGCCCGCACCCGCCGATATGATCCTAAATCGAAGCCCGCAACGGTACGGGACACGCGGGACAAACTGTGGCGGCTTTACGGAAGGACTCCATGAGCGACGAAACCAAGCAGGCAGCGGCAGATACGCAAGGCGGCGACCAGATGACGCTGCGGCCTGTCTGGCAGCCCCTCGTTACGCCGGTGGAGATGCAGCGCTCCTACTTCCTCAGCGTCAACAAGATTTTGCGGCAGGGTTCGCTTGCGTTCCGTTCGGATCGACGGCTCCAGCGGCAGATGCGGTACGACCCGGACATCATGGGTCCGTTGCTCATGCTGCAACTCTCAGTAGCGTGCAGCGAATGGGCGGTCCAGGCTCCTGCGGAATTCATGCAGGACGAGGATTCCGTAGAGCAGGCATCGTTCGTTGAGAAGATCCTGAAGTCCACCCCGCGTCTCACGGACTTCATGCGGCACCTTCTGGATGCCCTGTGGTACGGGCGGTCGGCGGTGAACATGGTGTTCGGCAAGACTGATGATGTCGTGTATATCCGCGACTGGCTGCCGATCCACGGCGATAGCCTCACCATGACCGAACTCGGCCAGTTGGGGATGAAGGTTGGCCCGAGGTACTACACGCAGACCATCGGCGGCGCGGCCCCAGACACGGACAAGATCAACGGAACCGTGATCGGTTGGGATGCTCGCGTCCTGCCGCTGGATGACCAACAGCGTGCCACCATCGCATTGCACACCTACCAGCCCCAGGGCGTGGACTTTGACGATCCATACGAGGCCGAGAACGCCTATCTGGGCCGGGGCATGCGTGATCTGTGCTGGTACTACTGGTCGCTCAAGCAGGCCGCGCTCCAGAACTGGGCCACCTACATTGAGCGGTATTCCGCCGGCATCCGCGTAGGCAACTACCCCGTGGGCAATGAGCAGGCGAAGGCAGACATGGAAACCGCCATGCAGAACTTGCTTGGCGATGTCTCCGTGCTGATTCCCAAGAACGCAGACGGCACGGACGCAGGCTATGGCCTCTCGATCATGGAGCCGAACGGCGGCAACGCTGAGGCGTTCGCAAAGATGGTTGAGTATCTCACGGAGAACATCAAGGAAGTGATCCTTGGCCAGACGGGGACGAGCCAGGCGGTGTCCACCGGGCTTGGTAGCAGCATTGGCGACCAGCACGCGCAGACGCTCAATCGGCAGATGACCTATGTAGCGAACGCTCTCGCGGAAACGATGACCCGCGAGGTGGTTACGCCGCTCTACCGGATGAACTTCGGGGATGAGGGCGTGCCGCCGCAGTTCTCGTTTAGCGTGAGCAAGCCGAACCCCGAGGAATACATGCGGGCCATTGAGGCGTTCACGAAGTTGGGTGGCCGGGTGTCCGAGCGTGAGGCCCGGAAGGTGTTGGGCCTGGCCGAGCCGGAGGATGACGAGGTTGTGTTGCAGGCACCGGCGGAGGGAGGGATGCCGCCGATGGATGTCCGTCCGATGGGCGAGGACATCGGGCCGTCTGGGGAGGACGGATCTGACGAAATCCAGCAGTTTGGGAAGGACAGATTCGCCCTGTCGGACATTGACCTAACCCCCACGGCGGAGATGGCTTCGGCTGCGGAGCGTGGTCTGGATCTGCGGCGGAAGCATGGACGGGGCGGAACCGAGGTGGGCGTGGCCCGTGCCCGCGACCTGTCGAACCGCAAGACGCTATCTCCATCGACTGTAAGAAGAATGCACTCGTATTTCGCACGGCACGAGGTGGATAAGCAGGGTGAGGGATGGGGCGAGGATTCCGCCGGCTACATCGCGTGGCTGCTTTGGGGCGGCGACGCGGGAAGGGCGTGGGCGAAGCGGAAGGTGGACGCTCTGAACAAGGCCGAGGGGAAGGACGAGAACGCGGCGGATGATGATGCCGTGAGCCGGAAGATCAGCCTGCTACGCGACGAGGGCTACCCGCAGGACCAAGCGGTGGCTATCGCCCTGTCGATGAAGCGGCGGGGTGAACTGCACGCGAAGAAGGGCCGTAAGACGAAAGCGGCCAAGCCGAAGGCCAAGCGTAAGACCCGCCGCAAGTGACCGAAATCGAACGCATCTACCGGCAAGGCATCGCGGAGGCGGGCCGCTGGTACAGGGCCGCGCTCGCAGCCCAGGTACGCGAGGAACCCGAGGACGCAGAGGAAGCGTGGGAACGCTACGGCGAAGCCCTAGGCCGCGTCCTGACGCTCGCAGCCCTAGCGGGGCAGGCACAGGCCCACGCGGCGGCCAAGCGGCAGGGGGCCGAATGGGAGGCCGCAGACTGGCCCGAGGACAGGCCCGAAACCTTCGCTTCGGCTAGGCCGGAGTTCACGGTGGGAACATGGTGGGAGGCGGTACGAAGGTTCCGCACCCGCATCCCCAGATCATGGCAGACGGTGCAACGCATCCGCAGGGAGGCCGAGCGGCTGGCCGAGCGGCTGGCCCGTGCGGAGAGCCGAAGTGCCATCCGTGACCTCACCAAGCGGCTGGAGGCGCTGCGGGATGTCATGCGTGGCACCTTTCGCGTGAAGGGGGCAACGGCGACCCAGGCCAAGCGGATACGCGATCTGATCGCCCGTGCCATCGAAACCAAGACCACGCCGAAGGGGCTACGAACTGGAAGTTTATCTTCCTTTATTCGGAGGGCGCAGGTCGAGGGCATCGTCGGGATGACCTCCGCCCGAGCGGAAACCGTGTACCGCACGAATGTTGCGGCGGCGTATAACGATGCCACCGTGGACGCGATGAGCAGCAAGGCGGTCGCCCGGTGGGCACCGCTGCTGCGGCTGGTGGAAATTCACGACAGCCGGACGCGCGGCGCGCCCGGCGGGGTGTATCGCCCCAAGGGCAAGAGCCAAAACCCCGGATCGCACTGGCAGATGGATGGGTACATCGCGACGGCGGAGGACTTCAGGCGGCAGGGGCTTGTGCCGCCTAACGGGTTCAACTGCCGTGGTTCGCTGGAGCCGGTGACCTTTGACGAGGCCGAGGGCATGGGCTTGGTGAAGCGGAACGGAACTCTAGATCAGCGGGCGTTGGCTCGCTATAACGCACGACGGCAGTCGATCATCGACCGAGGCGAGTACCCAGACCCAGGATTCAAACGATGACCAACAAGACAGAGGATAAGTTCTACTTTCAGCAATCAAAGTTTGTTGTTTGTGTGCTGTTTGGTGGTCGATGTGTGTTTCAAAATGCATATGCCACGCTGTCACAAGCGCAAAGCGAAGCAAAAAAGGCTCATGCAAAGTACGGACAGGTGGGAAACGAATACCTGCCTACTGCAAAGGGAACTGTTGAGATTCGTGAATATCAAGGATCGAACTTGATTTCTCAACACAAGTTTTCCCGCCCCGGACAGCCCGAGCGGTTTACGAAATACATTCCAATCAAGAGTTGGACGCGAGGAAGCACGAAGTACGAAGCAGGCATCATGGAAGATGCGGGACGATTTCAGCCATATGTCAATATGCCCGAAAGCGGAATACTGTTGACCCGATCTGCACCAACTTTCAAGACTGAAACAGGCGCAAAGAAATGGCTTGAGTCATACATGCAGAAGATGAACGCCTCCCGCCCCGACCAGCCCGAGAAGTTCGACGCATCCAGCCTTGATCGCGGCTCGTTCGCGGAGGCCAGCACTTCGCCCATGCTCGGCAAGTTGCTTTCGGCGAAGGTGATGCCCGAGGGCGGATGGCGGGCCGTGCAGGCTGGCAGCGACACGCTCGTTATCTCGTTTGAGGACGCGGACCTGGCCCGCGACTTCGGTCGCCGCGTGGCGACGAAGGGCTACAACGCAACAAGCCCGGTGCAGGCCATCGGACGCTACTGGAATGTGGAGGTGAACAATGGCAAGTGAAATCATCAAGGCGCAGGGGCATCGGTTCAAGATCACGAATGATGGTGGTTACAAGAAGATTTATGTTGAGGATGCGGGAGAGCCGGGTGGATGGCTGTTCTTGCGTTCGGTTCGTCCGGATCAAGACGCAACGCGAATGATTGAGGTTGGGGCTGAATCCGGCCCTGTTCACAAGTGGGCGCATCGCTTCTCCCGCCCCGGCGTGAAGGACACTTTTGATACCTACACCGACATGGTGAATGAACTTCGTCGGGCAACAACCGGGGCCATCGGTAGTGAATGGCACACGATTGCAAACACTTGGCTTTCCCGTAAGCGCGCAAGCGGAAATCGGGAACTTGCAGTAGAGGCCAATCGTGCATACGACTTTGTCGAGCGAGAGCATCTCGCGCGTGGTAAGCGCACCGCCTCCCGCCTCGGCGAGAAGGACACGATGGCCGTGGAGGATCGCTTCTACT